AACTGGATGAAATCTAATTTGAAACAGGTTGAATGTTGGACAAGAAAACTTCCTATTGTATGTTCTGATATTCCACCATATAATGTACATGGTAGACATATGGAAAATTGTATATTGATTCCTGCAGAAAAGAATGCACATAAGTATTGGGTTAAATATTTGAAAAAACTAATATTGAATGCTGATTTAAGAAAACAAATTGGTGAACAACTTTATGAAGATTTTAAAGATGAATATAACTTGGCAACGGTTACAAAAAAGCGTGCTGAATTTTATAAAGCAGCAGTTGCAAAAACATTAACAGTAGTATAATAATTAAGATTATGAAAAATTTGTTTGAAACAATTAGGATATATATTTTAAATTATTTTAAAAAGAGATATATTCGCAAAGAATTGGAAAGAAAATTCAATATTTATTGTAATGAAACCAATAAAAGTCGATATCATTACTTTCTTCAAGCATTCCCTGACCGCATCGTAACGAATTGGGTGTGGGTTATCAGCCGAAATAAGGGATATAGAAATAAAAATAAAAACTATTTGAATCTTCTAACCGAATCTTTATTCAAGGCATCTAAAATAGTTAAAACAAATGTTCTTGATGCAGAAAAGAAAAAGATAGAACGTCAGAATGAATTACTTAATGTTTTTTCTTTTTTTTCTTTATATGATGATATTAAATCTGTAATAGAAAAACATTATAAAGACAGAGAAACCAAATTAAAACAAGAAAATTTAAAACTTGAATTAAAGTTGAAGGAAAAAGATAGAAAAATTAATAAAATCAAAGAAGACATTAAAGATAATATTAATAATATCGTAATGGGAAAGTAAGATGAAAAGATTTTTCCAGACAATAATTCTTTGGGTTTACATTAAGATTCATAGTATCTTAATCAACATCAGTATAGCATTGTATAATACAGAAGTTGATATACTAAAAGCTGACCCTAATAACTTAGATGAAAAGGATAAAAAAGAAACAAGAATGTTTCATAGGAATGAAACTCTTGAAAAGTTTTATGTAGGTCAGACTGATGAAAAGTACGTCAAAGATTATTATGAATTATTAAAAAAAGCCGAAACTTTCAGACGTACAGCCACACCACATAAAATGGAACTTGCATTGGATAAACACATGCGCCATTTGAATACTCCCGAATTACGTAATAAGCCAGAGGCAGATGATAGAGTATATAATTATACTGGTTTTTTTGATGGACATCATAAACACTTAGGTAAGACATTGGGTGAAGTACTGGCAATTGAAATGGAAGAAAGACGAAGTAAAGATGATGAATATGAATTACTTTACATATTCAACAATAAACCTATTGAAGTAGGATTGGCAAAGATTTTTGACGTTGTTGAAAAAACGGGTAATAAGAAAATTGAAACACATAATACACGAAATGAAGATGGTGAACCATCAACTGATGTTACAATAATCGAAGAATTGCAAATGGTGGATATGTATAAAAAATCTAAAGCGTTTGAATTTCCAATTAAAGTTTTTCGTGAAGAAGAAAACGTAGTAAATAAGATTGAGCAACTTACAGAGTTTCTTCATGTAAAGAAAATTGGATTTGAATACAGAGTATTGGAGTTTTTTATACCATTGAAATTTAAAACAGAAGAAATTTCAGAAATTTCAGAAATTTTCAAGGAAATTACAAATTTTAAAAGTATATTTGTACGAAATGATTACGGAGAACTTATGGGATTCGGAATTACCAAGTACATGAAAAGAATAAAATATAATGACACGCATGAGATATGGAAGTTCGAAGGAATTGAAATGGAAAATGTGGGTTCACGCTAAACTAAAATTAATATGAAATCACAATTTTTAGAAGGTTTAAAAAAAGCTGCAGATACTGGCGAATTTAATTCGGAGGCTGCAAAAAAAATCAACGAAATTGATGAATTGGCTAATAAAAAGAAAAATGCATTTGGCTTAGTTGGTGACCGTATTGAAAAATCGGGATACGCTGAGTCTGTTACCGAAGAAGAAGCAGAAGAACTTAATTCGGAATACGAAAAGAAAATGGAAAAAATAAAAAAACAAGATGTAGTAAACATACAATTAGCTACGTTAATTGATATCGAACACATGGTGAAATTAAGTGTTGAGGACATGATGTCATTTGTAAATGAACTAGAAGATAACTTCAGTAAAGAAATAGAAGAAGAAAATCCAATGTATGGCGAATTATCATTAAAAATTGAAAATATTAAATCTAAGTATAATTCTATTATTAACAATTAAAAACAATTATTTATGGCAAAATTTGAAAAAGGGTCTGAAGACCTAATTGAACTTTTTGATAAAGTTCGTGAAAAAACGACAATTCCAAATTGGGTTACTTTCGAAGTTCTTAGTAGTGGCAAACAAAAACAACTCTACAAAATCGTGAAAATGAGTGACCTTGTGGAAACCATTACTGATGGATTGAATTTCGCAGTAGTATTTAATGAGGAAATTCTTGATGAATTACCAGAGGATATGAAGGAAATTGCAATCAATGAATGTCTTGCAGGAGTTACTATCTCTGAAAGCCAATTAGCTTCGTTGGAGAAACCAAATTTTAGTACACATACTGGAATATTGCAAAGATATGGACATGACCCAATTATTACTTTGCATGAGTCAATTAAAAGTCTTTATGATGCTAAAAAGCAGAAAGAAGATGAAGCAAAAGCAACAATTAAGGGTAAAAGAGGTCGAAAGCCAAAAGTTTTTGCAAAAGTTTTCTAAGAAATTTATTATTAATATTACAAATCCCGGCAAGTATGTTGGGATTTTTTATTTATAAAAAACTAATTTTTTAATAAGTATTTATTAAAAAATAGTAATTCACAATGATTTCATATAATATCAAGTTTCCGCTTAATGATGATGTTAGCACAAATACTTATTTTCAAATGAGTAGTGCGAGCAAAGATGCGTTTAGTTCGGACTTAATACTTTTATTGTTAACGCAAAAAGGTGAACGATATTACGAACCAGACTATGGTACGGATTTATTGAAATTTATTTTCGAACCAAACGATAATTTGACTGCTGCAGATGTTGAACAGGAAATTAAAAGAATTGTTTCGCTTTACATTCCAGCATTGAGCATCGAAAATATTACATTCAATACATTAAAAGATGATGAAGGAAACCCAATTTCAGAGAATCAACTAAATGTGAATATCAAATTTACATATAGCGAAGATGCATTTAGTGAACAAGGAAGCCTCGACCTAAATTTTTAAAACTATGAATAATGAAATAAAATATAATGAAGTAAATAATATAGAAGAAATTTTAAAAAACATAATATAATGGCTAATGATAATACTACAAATATTATACAATATGGTTCACGTACTTTTGGTGAAATTCGTACAGACCTAATAGCTTATATCCGTCAAGCGTACCCCGAAGTTTTATCTGATTTTACTGATAGTTCTGTTGGTGCAATGTTGATTGACCTCAATGCTGGTGTTGCTAACAATCTAAGCATCAACACAGACCGTAGTTTTCAAGAAACTCAATTAGAATATGCACAACAAAGGGTAGCAATTCTGAATATTGCAAAAAATATGGGATTTAATATTCCAGCAAAAAGACCTTCAGTTACTGTCGTTGATTTTACGGTTAACATACCTGTTCTTGGAGATAGACCAGACCCATCATATTATCCTGTTTTACAAATTGGTGCGCAAATTGTTGGTGGTGGTAAAGTATTCGAAACTCAAGATATTATTGATTGGAATTCCGCAGTAAGTAATCTTGGAGACCCAAATCGTTCAATAATCCCGAATTTAGATTCAAATGGTATAATTCAAAATTATATCGTAACTAAAAGAGAAGTTGTAATAAATGGTAATACAAATATTTTTAAAAGAGCAATAACGACAGCAGATATTATACCATTTTTTTCAATTATTTTGCCAGACCCTGATGTTATAGAAATTGATAATGTAATTTTACTTGAAGGCACTAATTATTCATCAAATCCACCATTGAGCGATTTTTTCAATGTTGATAATAGATATTTTGAAGTAGATTATCTCGCACAACAAAGAGTGTTTACGGAAGACAGTCAGAATTCAAGTGTAAGTGGAATAACTGCTGCTCGTTGGTTAGATGTTACAAAGAAATTCATTAAAGAATATACCCCAAATGGTTATTGTAAATTGACTTTTGGTTCTGGCGATTCTGATGTCAATGCATTTAGAGATGGATTTTTAAAGGAAGGTGTTACTAATCGTGCTTTTCTTGAAAATTTCTTAAATAATACGGCGTTGGGTGAAAAACTTAAAGCAAATTATACATTATTTGTTAGATATAGAACTGGCGGTGGCAGCAATTCAAATGTTGGTGCGAGAGTATTAACACAACTTGGCAATTTCAGTTTGAGGGTTTTAGGTTCACGTCAGGATTTTAATCAAACAGTACAAAGAAGTTTGAAGGTTTCAAATCCAATTCCTGCAATTGGTGGAAATGATGGTTTGAGCACTGAGCAAATCAGACAATTAATTACATATAATTTTTCAAGTCAAAATAGAGATGTATCATTAACCGATTATTTATTACAGATATATAAAATGTCAGGTAAATTTGGCTCGCCATTTAGAGCAAATGCATTTAAATTAAATAATAAGGTTGTAATATCGATGTTAAGCATTGGTTCAGATGGAAAACTATCAAATACAAGCAATACATTATTAAAAGAAAATATTGCGGAATATCTTAGCAAATATAGAATGATTAATGACTATGTTGAAATTAAAGATGGTAAAATATTCAACTTATCGTTTGATATTGATGTTTATGTTGAAAATATCAGTGATAATCAAATTGCTAATAGCATTATCACACTTGTTAGAAATTATTTTGATATTAATAATTATGAAATGAATCAAGATGTATTTCTTGGCAGACTTCAGAGACAAATTTTGGAAGCTAATGGCGTAATAAATGTTATCGGTATTAAAGTTTATAATAAGGTAGGGGGACAGTATTCAAATAATGTTATTTCACAGGCATTTGCCAATACAACAACTGGTGAAATTCAAATCATTAATAATACAATTCATTCTGTTGAAGATAGTATGTTTGAGGTGAAATTTCCGGAAAAAGACATACGTATCTTCTTACGCAAACAAACAAATTAAAAATAAAAACATTGTGTAATGGAAATAATCAAAAAAACCATAAAACAACTTCTTACAACTGGTACTACAACTGGTTGTACTGGAACTTGCCGTGTTATTATTCCGATTACCAGTTCTGGTGTTACTCATAATTTTAAAATATTATTAACACAAGAAACTGAAGATATTGGTTTTTTTGATGCATATATATTTGATAATGCATTTGATTATATTAAATTATCAGGCATTACTTCAGGAATAACAGAACAAAACACACAAATTTTCAAATCGGTTTTAAGTGGTGGAACAACGCTTGCAGCGAGTGGATTACCAATTGCACATAACGATGGTAATGTAACTGGCAGTACAATTCATTATGTTACATATACGGTCAGTGGTGAATGTACAAGCAGATTAAGTGAATTACGTAAATATACTATAAGTGGATTTACATTACAATATGTTAGTGGTGGTACTCCATCAATTGATGGTGTTGATTATCTAAGTTCCATTTCAGGTGTAAGTGTTACTTATTGGTTAGGTGGAATACAATATATTGATGATTATATTGGAAGTGCAATTACGACAACTTTTAATTTTATTGGTTTGGGACTATTAAATTTCAATTTTATAAATAAACCAATTTATAAGAATCCCCAAAAAGAAAATATAATCAGTAACCCGAAAATTGATAATGATGTATTTATAATAAGACAAGAATTATCTGCGTTTGAAAATAATTATCGATTAGAGCATATTAAAAGCTTAATTGATTTAGACTCATATGCTGGCGGTAAATATTTTAATATAGTAAAAAACGGTTAATTATGGTAAATAGAAAATCGATAAATAATTACGGTTCAATAACTAAAGAAGAATTAATTAATATTTAAAAAATGGCAATTGGAATATATGGAACTGTTCGTAGTGCTGATGTTACAGTTGAAGACATTAATGTTTACTACAACTTTACGCCCAATAGGGAAACAATTAATAATATAATACTTAGCTTGAATGCAAGTGATGTATTAACATATTGTTATTTACCCACAGATGAAGTTATTGTGGGATATACCGAAAATTTATTGGAAGGTTTATATAATTTAAGATTACCGGCATCGGTATTTAATCAATTGGGTATTTATACAATTTATATTAAACCAAAAGTTATTCCAATTGTTATCGTGGATTGTAGCGTTTTATCTGCATTACCAACAGTCAAAGGAATTGTAGTTGATGTTAATTCATTACCAGAAGCGTTGAGAGCAAATAATGCTTTACAGGGATATCGAATTGAATATGTAAATTCAGTAAATAACACTAAATTAAGAAATGTTGTTCGATATGTTGTTACATCAAATAAAGTAGTTCCTGTTAGTGAAAATGTTGGTAATACCAGTCAAAAAGCAATAAGATATCGTTTTGATGATGCAGGTACATTAGTTTTTTTACAAGTTACACCAAGTAGTTCTTCTGATGTAAAACCAAATGTATTGCCATTTATTGGCAATCCTGCGGATATAATATTATTATCAAATACATATTTTACACCACTTACTATTGAAATTGAATTGGTTGAAAATACTATTGATACATTGGCAGATATTGTTGCTGGCGAACAAATTAAAGATGTTCAAAAAGGTATTCTTACTCATTATGATAAAGATAGGGTTATCACAAAACAATTTAATTTATATGAAATAAAAGAAAATGTTACGGATGTACCATTATTTGAAGTTAAAGAAATTAGAACAAATATTGATGAAACACAGAATTTTCAGGACGTTATAAGTGAAGTTCAATAATTCCTAATCGAAATAATGAAAAATCCCAATACAAATCATTGGGATTTTTTATATTATTGTATTTATAGTAAAACGCAAAATTTGTGGCAAAAGTAAAAGTAGTAAATACAAGACTTGATTCTAATTTAAATGGTACTAATTTTAATAACATTCCATCTGAAACAATATTTTCATTTGGTAGTTTTGCTGTAACATCTAATTTCGATGGAAGAACTCCAATTGATTATACCAATAAATTGAGTTCGTTTGTACGTCCAGTTACATTAGAAACGATGGATGTAACTGATGTACAATCTGAGATACTACATAACTACTCAATAAATGCTGTTTTGAATCTCGATAAATCTGATTTAAATACTTTTGTTAGATTTGGCTCTGCCTATGAATTATTAAGAACGACAATTGAAACCATTATTCTCAGATATCCGGGAAGCATTTTTATGAATTCTCAGGTGGTAAGGGGTGGTAATATAACTTTTTCCGGTTTTACATATAATAATGTTACCGATACATCAGTGTTTCAAATACCAATTTCTTGTATCATTAATAAATTCGGATTGATTTATAATTTTGGTAATATAAGTTCACCTGATAATGTTCTACTTAAAAATTTAAATTTATCATACAATAAATATATTGTTTGGTCTGCACAAAATTCAAGCGGTAATTCATACTCTGTTGTTGAATTTACGGGGTATACCGGAAATTCTATATATTTGAAAGTAACAGGAAATCCATTTCCAACTGTTACGGGCACAACAGGCAATATTGATTTTCATATCAAACCAAATAATTTGATTTTTGAAGAATTCAGAGCATTATTAAGCGATTATCAAAAATATGTTGTTTCTGAAAGAGATAATACAAACGGTTTTAAATTTATTTTAAAAGACCCAACATTGCTTGAAAATGGTTCAATTGTTTATAATGATTCTGTAATGTTGTGGTCAACAGGTGATAAATATAATATTGATATCGATACTCCAAATTACAGAAAATTTTTAGAAATTGTATTGACAATTGGAACTAAATATGATACAATAAAAACTGACTTAATTGCAAGGTTTTTAACCCCAGCATCACTTAAAACATATGACCTTACCGAAGAAGGTAAGATGACCAAACTTCTAAGAATTTATGGTAAAGAATTTGACCAATTAAGACAATTTATTGATTCATTGGTTAATATTAATCGAATTACATATGATAAAGTCAATAATATTCCAGACCAATTAATTAAAAATCTTTCCAGAACATTTGGATGGAATTATTTTTCATTAGTGAATGAAAATGAACTGGTTCAGAATTTTTTAACCATAGATGATGATGAAAGAAATTTAAATACAGACTTACTTCCAGCAGAAATCGATATTGAACTTTGGAGAAGAATTTTATTAAATACTAATTATTTTTGGAAATCGAAAGGAACTCGTGAATCAATAAAATCAATGTTTTTATTGATTGGTATTCCAGAACCATTCATTAATATTACTGAATATGTTTATACTGTTCAAGGCAAAATTAATCCAAATAGTGTAACATTAAGTCAAGCAGATTTTCCTTCAAATTCATTACCATACGATACTGATGGTTATCCAGTAGCACCGCTTGAAATATCTTCTTTTTATTTTCAAGTGTCTGGGGATACAGATAATGGTCAAGCATATATGGATGGATTCCGTATGGCCGGATTTAATTTAATGCAGACTGTTGATAATAAAAAATCGTGGGTTCAAGCAGGTGCAATAACAAGAATTGATGATACAACACCACAATATTATCAGGAAGATAGTAAGTTGGTTTTAAATACAAAAGAAGTTGATGTTGCATTGGATACCGCACGTGGTATTGAATTTGATGTTTTCGACTATATTAAATACATTGATTTTCCAGCAAATTCAAGTGGATACACACTACCGTTTTCATATGTAAACATTTCTTTAGGTGTTAGTGCATCACAAAAAACATTTCAATTACCATTACAATATAATAAAGCAGAAGGTGATTTAGAAATTCGTTTTAATGGTATTTTATTAAACGCACCGAAAACTGGATTAACTGCAACAACAATACAAGCAGATTATAGTATTTCTGGTAATACATTCACATTATTAACAGCAAGTGCCCATTCAAATAACTATCGTAGAGATGTTATTCAAGCAACATTCATATATTCTGGTGCAACTCATCCCGTTACTGGAATTACAGTTGAATATATTGTAACCAGAGTTAATGCAAAATTAAGTGGAACAATCATACCATTACCAAGTTATCCACGTGGAGATGTACAAGTAACAATAAATGGTATTGCACTTACAAAAGGTACTTCACAATTTACTGCTGATTATATTCTTGACCCAGCTAATTCAACCGGTTCAAGTCAAATTATTATACAAAATCCTGAAGTTATTTCATATCTTGCAGTTAATCCCACAATACAAGTAGCATATGTTCAAGTGGTTGGAAGTAACGAGATTAATGCAAGAAGTGAGGTTGTAAGAGTTGATAGTTTTAATACAGGAAAAGTATATTTCAATAACTCAGCAAATAAATATGTTTATAGACTTAATTATAAAGCAAATAATGCTTCAGAACTTAAAGTGTTAGTAGATGGTATTGCATTAGAACCACAAACTGATTTTAGTATTAATACTCAAAATCAATTTGAAATTTTTTTACCAAAAGGTTTGAAGTATGGTAGTATTATTAGTGTTTATTATCTTGTTGCAGTTAGTTCGTTTTTCAATCCAGTTGTTTCAGACAGTTTTGGTATTGGAAATATAAGCAATCTATCATTTCTTGAATTTATTGACTTGATTCAAAGAAGAATGATAAATGCAAGAAATAGAAAAACAATTACTGACTTTAAAGGTGGTTGGTATCCAACATTATTAAATGTTTATATTCAATATTTAAAAAGAGCAGATAGTGATACATTAACATCAAATGGATATACGTTTGAAAATCTATATTCGTTTTTGAGTAAATATAATGCATTCTTTCAGAGATTTGTTGACCAATTATTATCAACAACAATCATATTGAAAAAAAGCGGATTATTAATTAGAAATAGCATATTTACAAAACAAAAATTTACTTATAAAAGGGGCGTTAATTTTGATTCAACAGTAAATTATTTTGGTGATGATGGTAGTACATTTTTAATTAAACAAGATATTGCGCCACCGCCATCACCACCACCTACATTATTTGTAAACACTAGGGTTGGTACTGCTGGAATTGGAAGAATTAATACAACAGGTGGTATGAATATACAAGGATTTAACATTCTTACTGAATATGGTATGCAATATAGAACAGGAACAACAAGTAGTTGGTTACAAACATCAACTTCCGGTTTACTTGCTGTTGATAACTACGTGATGTCATTAACAGGTTTATCTGAAAATGCACTATATCATTATCGTGCTTATATTAAATCTGGTGTGTATGGATATACTGGAAATACTTTGGATATTATTACATTAGCAACACCAGTTGTTCCATCTATTACAACAAGAATTGCTGGCGTTACTGTTGGAATTAATAGTATCAATAATACTGGTGGTATAAATATTAATGTATATACCAGTATTCAGTATCATGCAATGCAATATAGAAAATGGAATGGTTTTACATGGGATGCTTGGGTAACAACTGCATTAATTTCTGGTGCATTGGCAGTAAATAATTACACGATATCAATTACTGGTTTATTAGCAAATACTATGTATCAATATCGTGCATATATGGTTGTTGGTGGAACACCTTACTATGGAAATATTTCAAATAGTATAACTACATTATCAATTCCAACATCTACACCAACGATTACTACTGGTCTTGCTTATAGTGCATCAACAACTGGTATTAAAATAAGTGGTAATACTGTAACAAATAAAGGCAATATACCAACAATTCAAGAATATGGTGTATTATATACACAAAATGGTACTTATGGAACTGCTGCAAATTTAACATATGGAAATCTTCCAACTAATGTTAAAAAAGTATCAACACTTAGTGATATTGCAACAGGTGTAACATTTGTAAAAACAGTTAGTAGTCTTGCAGCAGGAACAACAACATATTATAGAGCATTTGCAAAGAATAGTGTTGGTGTTGGATATGGTATACTTAAAACACAACAAACATGTACAATACCAGTGAGTGTTTGTTTATTACATATACCTAATGGTACGTATTATTCAAGTGGATGTGTGGTAATTAGTCCAGCATTAACAAGTGGTCAATATGTTACTGTTGATTTTACAACACAACATACTGTATATACTTGTGGTGTAAGTGAAACTTCAATATATTGTAAACCAAATGGTAGCGGTTCATTTACTCAAATATTCACAGTTCAAACAGTACCTGCAACATTCCGTCATAATGATGGTATAACTGGAATTCAAATAAATTGTGGCGATGTTGTTTGTTTCCAAAATTGTTCAACTGGTAATAGTGGTTCATGTAGTAAAATTCAATTACAAGGTATAAGTGGTGATAGTTCAGATATAAATGCACAACTTGTTGGAAACACTTGTAGTAAAGTAGTTGTTCCATAAATAAATTATTAGTATTTATATTTAAATGATAAAAAATGGCATTTATTGAAAAAAAAGACCCTGTTGTTTTAAACATTAAATTAACCACTAAAGGTAGAGAATTACTTTCTACAGGTGAGTTAACATTTAAATATTTTGCAATTGGAGATGGTGAAATTGATTACGCTTTCAATAATGAAACTGGTCATATACCATTTAATTCTAATATTTTAAGACCAGCAGATGTAAATCCAAGTATTTTATCATTTATTCCCCAAGTTTTATCTGGTGACCCATATAATATAATTTCAAGTATACCTTCTACCCAATATATTGTTACAAATCCGCAACAATCTATAGGATTTTTTACAAGTGGTACTACAGCATTTAATACTGATAGTAACCATGTAAAACAACCTGATGCAATGGTTGAAATGAGTGGCGTTACAGGTGGTAAGCAATTAAAATTAGTTAAAGCACCAACATATGGTGCAAGTGGTGAAGAACCAGCAGTGGGTGATTTAGTTCTGGTTAAATGGACACGTAATGTGAGTACAACGGGACATACATTAAATAAAAATTATGTCATACCATTTTTAATGTATCAAATTGTTAGTAAAACAGGTACATTAGCTGCGAATACCTTAATTGTTACAGTTGATAGAGACTTACCTAATTTTAGTGGATATACTGGAACAGCAGGTATTTATGCTGGTGCGTTAATATATTACAATTTTATTAATTTTACTGGTGCTACAATTTTTAACACGTTTTCAACAGATTATCTTGACGAAGCAGTATTGACATTCTTACAAAATAGTCAATGTCCAACAGTTGTGTTTCCATTTTGGAATATGACAATTATCTTTACTGATGAAATTGCAGGTGTTCAATTAGCTGATAGAAAATTTAGTCAATTTAATAGTGTAACATATGGTGGATTTGTTTCATATATTCAAAATCAAGCACCAGTAATAAAAAAATTAGGTGTTATTCATTATACTAATTCATCACCTGCCAATGTTTATGGTGAAGGTTTTTATTTAACCACACCTATGTTAGAAATTCCAACAATAATGTGGCATAAATCCACTGGAACAACATTGGGCACAATATTAAGAGCAAGTGGTTCTCCTAAATTATTAAC